TCTATAAAAAGAATGGCGACGAACGTTATCCTCATTTCAAATTGTATAAGATGATCGCGCGTTTAGTTCATAATAAACAACCGGAAACTCAATTATCTTTGCCTATTTTCTCTCAATTCGTCATTGCGAATTCCCCGAAAAAAGGGTTTCGCATGAATTTAGACGAACTTCCAACCTGTTGGGTTTCTGTAGAATCACTTTAGCCATAGAAGTTCGGTTGATATTAATTAAAAATACGTTAATTAATATACTTTTTAAAGGATTATCCATTTATGAATAATATTTGTGATATCCTATCCAAATAACATCGTGAATAATATTTTTTACTGTTTCGTATCGAAAGGGACTTTTGATTTTTTCGTTTCCGCTACTTCACGCTCGCTATAATCGATGGTATTCGCACCTACTAAATTGCCGTTTTCATCCATGGTCTGGGTAAGTTTATTGCCACTGGCTTTTGCCTTTTCAATATTATCTTGAATGGCTTTGCGTTTTGCTTCGTAAAGACGCTTTTCAAACTCCTCTTTAGCCTTTTTCTCATTCTTTAATTTTTCATGATGTAATTGATTGAGCTCTTCTTCTAAAAACTCAATACGTCCAGTTTTATAGGCATCTGGGTCCAGTGGGGTCCATACAAAATTACGTCCTACGAAAATATCATGGTTCGGGTCTCGGTCGCGAAGTTCTTTAGCATACTTTTCGGCCTCTTCTGCTGTAGAAAAATTACCGCGATTGATGAAACCACGAACAGAAGTCTGAAATTTATTATCTCTATTGTATTCTTCGGCTAATCGCTCTTCGTTTTTATCGAGGAATTGTTTGAAATCGCCTTCGACGTCTTCTCGTTTCAATACGTTCTCTTCTTCTTTACAGAAAGTGACTAAGTCGTTCAGAATGTTCTCGGAATTAATGTTGTACTTGAATGATAGAAATTGAATGAAATCGGAAAACATAGAAATCGATTTGCTGTATTTCCATTGCTTCACGAACTTTTCAAACATAAAGATTTCTCTATTTTTAATTATTTTTTCCGGAGATACGAAGGAATAACAACCATACTGTTGACTGGAAATAACTGGATCTTCGTTTAGTAAATCTACATATCTTGGATTTAATTTTCCTTCAGGAGTCATTTTTTTTTCAAATGTGCGCGATGTCATTGAACGAATATACTTTAGGAAAATATTATTTTAAGTTCTTTTGTTCTTTTATTTATTTTTTTCCTATTTCTTTATTTTTATTTTTATTTTTTTATTTTTTCATTTTATTTTATTTTTGTATAGTATATTGAAAAATGTCTCAATCTGTTGACTTGAATGAATTTGTGAAGCGCGCTATTAAATATATCATCGAGGGTATTATGGTTGCGCTTGTAGCATTTGCTATTCCCAAGCAAAAGTTGAATGTAGAAGAGATTGTGATTATTGCTCTTATGGCCGCCATGACATTCTCTATTTTAGATGTTTTTGTTCCTAGTATGGCAAGTAGTGCTCGTGGAGGTGCTGGATTCGGTATTGGAGCTAATTTAGTAAGATTCCCTAGACCGATGTAATATAATGGTTTGGATTTAGGTTTGAAACGTCATTGTCATTCGATTTATATATAAATTATGTATGATATATAAATCATTCATCCTACATTATCTATTTTAGATATTAGATAGGTTTTATTCCTTTTATGAGCCAAGAACTAGATTGTATTTTTGCTCCGAATCCATCGCGAAGTTCAATTCCTAATTGTTGACATATTTTGGCTTCTGGGATACTATCATTATTTTGGTCACCGCCGTTACAAAAGTAGGTTGGTCTAGGAGTTACAGTTTCCAGTGTTTTACATACAGTTCTGTCTGTGTCTATAGAACGAATCACATAATCCACGCATTTTAATTCTTGGATTATTTTCATCCTCTCTTCTACTGGCATGAATGCTTTCCCTTTCTTCAAAAGGGCTTGTTCGTCATTATTCACAATCACCATCAATTTATCCGCTATACCTTTGGATAATTTTAGATATTCGATGTGTCCAATATGAATAGGATCAAAATAACCACTTACACATGCTATGGACATAAGAGTATATGATACCTATGGATTGTGTTATTTTATTTGTAACGCAACTATTATACGGTAGGATAATATTCCCAATCTAAATAATCACATACTTTTTTCCAAATCATATCCTGTTCTAATTGTTTGATACGGTCTTTCATCATGGGGATAAAGGGTAGATACTGACGTTGGTCTAGTAAAACGCATAATTGACATAAAATATAAGTATAATTGAAAAAGTTGGTCCGAGTAATGGGACAAAAAATGGCCCAAGGCTGTTGGATTTCGATGAACAATACACATAAAGTTTCGATTAATTCTTCATCCATAATGGGCGGTTTAATCCCTAAAATAGAATTGATATATTGAATATGTTCGAAATATTTATTATATCCTAAAATACTCAAAATGTTGCGCATTTCACTATAATTTAGATCGCTGATCTGTTTCCGTTCTTTTTTAATACGTTGTTTTACTGAATCAATGACTTCTTGAGGAATGTGAGTCGTTTCTTTTGCTTGAAATTGAGACAAAATCTCTTTGAAATGATTTAAGCGAATGTAAGCCGTATACGAAACTTCATTTGGAATGTCTTTATTGAGGGGCTTCTGATTATCTACAATATGAATGACGAATTTACCGCAATTTATGTTATTACAGATTAAAATACCCTCTTCTTCTAACGGAATGAGTTCGCCTTGATTACAAAGTAAACAATTCTCAGAATCCAAGACATATTCATGTAAATGGACAGTTTCATGGATTCCGAGATTCTTCCAAAACTCATGATACATGCGTTTGGAATTATTATACCGTTCACTGTTGATATTACTACTTTCTTCCGTATTACCTTTAATTTTAAAGAAATTATGGATGGTGGTTTTGTCTTTTACGTTTTCGCCTAAATTAATTTTTTGCTTTTCTTCGTAGTAATGAAAAATATACTTGGAATTTTGAAGTAAATATAATTTTTTACTGTATTGTAACTTTTTGATTTCCTCCTTTTTATCTTTTATAGTATCCAGTAAATCGTAATACGATTCGTTTTTCTTGGATTTTATTTGTTTGGATTGTTGAGACAAATCTTGGATTTCTTTTTTGAGTTTAGGGATAGTTTCGTTTTCGATGATATAATACATTTGCATCATATCGTTATGCTTTTCATCTATGGATTTCATCGATGCTTTTTTTTTGTCCATCATGGATATTTATATTATATTATCAAAACGGTACTTATTTAAATCTTTTTTTAGATACATTGAAAAATATAAAGATATTCTCATTTTTATCGTGATTTTTTATCATTTGTTTGGGCATTTTCTATCATTGTTCTGACCCATGAATATTCTATAACTAGTAGTGGATTTTTTCATGAAAATCATTTCATAAATAATTTTTTTAGTAGTCACTATGTAGTGTATACGAATAATTCCAAAAAAATAAAATGTTTAGGCATTTTATATTGAGACAAAATGGCAGGCGCACTTATGCAAATTGTAGCTTACGGAGCTCAAGACTTGTTCTTGACCGGAACCCCCGAAATTACTTACTGGAAAGTGTCATACAGAAGACACACAAACTTTGCGATGGAGAGTATTGAACAAACATTCCAAGGACAGGCTGACTTTGGAAGACGCGTCAGTGCTGTTTTATCCAGAAACGGTGACCTTGCTTACAGAACCTATTTACAAGTAACTCTTCCAGAAATTACTTCTAGCACCGAAGCTACTGGAGTTAAACACGCACGTTGGTTAGACTACATCGGTGAGCAAATGGTTTCTCAAGTAGAAGTCGAAATTGGTGGTCAGAGAATCGACCGTCAATATGGTGACTGGATGCACATCTGGAACCAACTCACCATGACATCCGAACAACAAAGAGGATACTGGAAGATGATTGGTCACACCACTCAGCTTACCTATATCACTGACCCAACATTTGCTGATATTGCTGGACCATGCGCTGGTTCTGGAGGACCAGCACAAGTATGTGCTCCCAGAAAGTCACTTCCTGAAACAACCTTGTACATTCCTCTTCAATTCTGGTTCACCAAGAACCCCGGTCTTGCCCTTCCCCTTATCGCACTTCAATACCACGAAGTTAAGATTAACTTGGATATTCGTCCTATTGGTGAATGTCTATGGGCTGTAAAATCATTAGATGGACCTGGATCACAATCGGCCCCAGTTGCTTACCAGCAATCCCTTGTTGCTGCCTCTCTTTACATTGACTATATCTTCCTTGATACTGATGAGAGAAGAAAGATGGCACAAAATCCTCACGAATACTTGATTGAGCAACTTCAATTCACTGGTGATGAATCTGTTGGATCATCTTCCAATAAGATCAAGTTGAACTTCAATCATCCTTGTAAGGAATTGATCTGGGTTGTCCAACCAGATGCCAACGTTGACTACTGCGCATCCTTGGAAGGTGGTAACACACTATACAAGACACTTGGAGCCCAACCATTCAACTACACTGATGCGATTGATGCTCTACCCAATGCTATCCATGCGTTTGGCGCACAAGATGCTACTTCTGGTGTCAATGCTTTCATTACCAGTGCTGGATTATTTGAATCACCTGGTGCTCTTGATGTATCACCAGATACTGCTCCTAACTCATGGGCTGGGTTTTCAGGAGCTGAACCATCAGGTGTATCTGATGCTGGAACATTCGTTCTTGCTGAAACTGCTCTTGACATGCATTGCTGGGGTGAGAACCCAGTTGTTACTGCCAAGTTACAACTTAACGGCCAAGATAGATTCTCCGAACGTGAAGGATCTTACTTCGATGTTGTCCAACCATTCCAACATCACACCAGAGCACCTGACACTGGTATCAACGTGTATTCTTTCGCACTAAGGCCTGAGGAACATCAACCCAGCGGTTCGTGCAACTTTTCACGTATTGATAACGCTGTTCTTCAATTGGTTTTATCTTCTGGAACTGTTTCAGGAACAAACACTGCTAAGGTTAGAGTATATGCTCTATCTTACAACGTGTTACGTGTCATGAGCGGCATGGCAGGCATTGCTTACAGTAACTAGAGTCCTTTAATTAAAGGTTATTTTTGGATTTTTGTTTTAAATATGTTATATTTTTATATAATATGTTTAAATTTTTAATGATTATAGAATGAAAATTTGAAATGGTAGTAAATACGGTTGACACCCTTAAAATAATATAATAACTTAAGAAATAATTTAAACAAAGGTCGTATTTATAATGTATGGTATGGACAATAAATGTTAATATTGTTTGTAGTATAATGTATGGTATGGAAAAATATTCAAATATTATCATTTTAACAATTCAATTCCAAAAATACCCATGCATATAATTTATCCTATAATGTTATATTATATATAACCATATTACCTATATGCCAAAATCTAAACAAACTGTGCGATTTAAATCACCTAGTAAGACTCCCTATAAATCGCAAACAAGAAAATCCACTACTTTGAAAAAACCATTTAGATCAAATAACACAACAAAATCAAAATATAATTTAGATGATATTTTTAAAACCACATCAATAAATCAACCAAACACAGCCTTACAACGTAGTTTCCGTAAAACAAATAACAATTCAAAACGTTCATTAGCAAACGACGTTCAGAATAAATATACAAACTAT